GTTGACTAATCCGAGATGAGAGAACATCTCTAATCGGTCCCCAATCCCCTTCTCCGGCAAGCTTAGTAGTCGTTGAAAATTCGATCGTAGCTTTCTCGAACTCCTCTAAAACCCAATCACTCAGATGAGCAGATATGCGAGTCTCACTCCAAGCCATTTCCAGCGAGGCTATCCATGCGATAACCTGGTCGATACTTTGGCTTATCATTCGCCTCGCCCTCAAAAGGGTGTTGTAAGGCGGAACCCCCGGAAAACCCGCGGATCCTACCCACCTGGGTCCTATCGGCTCAATGCCCGATCGACGCAATTGTCGGTAGATAGACTTATGCAGTCTACCACATAATCGCCCCTTCTCGACGGGTGTCCAATTAAGGACATCAAGGGCAGCTGCAACTTCTGGTCCTTGAGACCAGCCCGGTTTACCGCTCTTAGGGTCCGCCAAGATGGCCCTAACGGAAACGGTCGGTATCCACCGACACCGACCGACCGAGATCAGCTCCTCCGCAAACACCCCAATACTTTGAGTGCCTAGGATATCCTTACCAGGACTCCCAATAGCACCGGTTCTTGCACGCTGTTTGAGGTAACGCCGATAGGTTGTATAATTATGACAACCGATGTAGTCGTCCCCACACACTGCAAACCACCCATCCGAACCCGACAAACTATGTAGCCAGGCCGAATACATGCTTAGCAACGGCCAACTTACGGGCGAACCCATCAGGATTCCCCGCCTCGTTGTGATTACCCTCTCGCCATCGGCGGAGGTCATCTCGTGAGGACCCACAGCTCTTCGGAGCAAATCAGCCCATATCTTGGGCCAACCCTCCGACAGAACATCAGCTGCAACCGACATTAGATCGTGTGGAAAGTAGTCTGTCGCGGACTTAAGGTCAGCGGAGAATACGAGCCCGTATCTCCTCCCCATCGTCCAATCCAACTCTTCAGCTGGTCGTCCATGTAAGGACGAAACTACCTGAGGCATCTTCTCCAGGCACTCGAGGAGTCCTGAGTTGATCACCCCTAAGAGATAACGGAAATGAGACTCAAGTGGCGTAGCCACTCGAACCTTAAACCCCCTCTCAACCACAGCGATCTGCCTACACTTGGGAAGTTCGCCCATGTTGATCTCAGACCAACAGGCTAAAACACTGATAAGATGTGTTCTTACCGTCTCCCAACCAAAAATATCCATTTCGTATGACTTGTCATGCGGGAATAGGGCTCCACCTAACAGGAAAATCCTGGGAAGATTCCTATTAGTCCTACCTCCCTCCAGATCATAACAGGATTTTAGGTACGAAGTATTTAAGATCTTTACCCCGGAGGGAATCAAATCATAAGCTTCGCGTGTAAGCTGCTCCAACTCGATGTGATTAACTTTACGTATAAGGAAAGCTTGTACTGTATCCCGAATCTCATCCGGCGCGCCCCCTTGAGCCTTCGTACTGAGGTACGAAGAGGAAGCCCCAACAGCCCCTAGGGAACCCTCGACAGCTCCGCCAAATCGGAACTTCAAGAATTGACCGAAGGAGGCCTTCAGATCTTCGGGCGTCTCGAAGGCATGAAGAGCTAACTCCTCATGGTCCTTGAGGGACCGTAAAACAGTTTCCCTGTCTGCTTCTCGCAGCGAACGTGAAACCCTAGACACCTGGTGGAGTGCCGTTCGTTTCACAACATTCTCATCACGGTTCCGAAAAGGAAACCGGGGGAGAGTACCCCAGTCTCCAAATCTGCCGCTGATGGCGATTTGCCGACAATGTGTAAAATACTCCTTTGCTGCACGCATCCGTGT